CACGCAGGAAGCGTCAGCTTCCGACCCTCTGTGCTCACCACCTGCTGTGTGCTCACCACCTGCACCACAACTGCAACCTGAGCCACCTGCTGTACGCCCTGCACCAGCACAACCCGCACCTAGCAAGCCACAGGTGCAAGCACGCCCTGAAGTGCTGGCTGCACTAGCTAAGATGCGAGCCAAGCAGGATGCGCTAGAGCAAGCACCAAGCAAGCCAGCACCTGCACCACAGCAGACAGCACGCCTCAGTGAGCTTGCAGCACGCATACTGGCACAGCGTGCCAAGCAGTCACCAGCAGCAGCACTTCTGGCGGAAACACTGGAGCGGCAGGCAGCAGCACGGGCTGTGCAAGGTGCAGGACTGGAGTGGAATGAGGAGCAAGCGGAGGCCATACGGCTCGGCACAGAGGGCAAGGGCTTCGTGCTAGTGGGTGCAGCGGGCACAGGCAAGACAACCTGCGTACGTCAGGTAATCACGGATGCCCTACAGAGGTTCATTGAGCAGGGAGGGAGCGCAGAGCACTGCACAGTAAGCTGCGTAGCGTTCACCAACCGAGCAGTCAAGAATCTAGTCAAGAGCTGCAAGGGCATACAGGACATACGGGTACAGCAGCTTGCGCTACAGAACTGCAAGACAATCCACAAGACCCTCAAGTTCGCGCCAGTGTACTATGACTATGTGAGCGCAAGCGGCACAGTGGAGCGCACCATGCGCTTCGAGCCCACGTACACAGCACTCACACCAATCACCACGCTGGAGCTAGTGGTAGTGGATGAGGCCAGTATGGTAGACCTCCCGCTGTGGAAGAAGCTACTGGAAGCTACACCGAACGCACACTACATATTCATCGGTGACCTCAACCAGCTCAAGCCAGTGTTCGGACTGAGCGTGCTAGGGTACAAGCTGCTGGAGCTACCAGTTGTGGAGCTAACACAGGTGTACAGGCAAGCACTGGAGAGCCCAATCCTCAGCTTCCAGCACAAGTACAGCCTCAAGGGCATACCACCCAGTGATGCCAGCTTACAGGCAATCACAGAGAGCAGCGGTGGCAAGCTGGTATTCCAGCCCCTGAGCAAGATGCGCCCTGCACCTGAGCAGTCCCGTGTGCTAGCCAAAGCCATGCACAAGCACTACCTAGAGGGCACATACAAGCCGCACCAAGATGTTATCCTCCTGCCGCACGGCAAGGACGGTACATTCGGCAGCACGCTAGTGAACCAGTGGGTAGCACAGTGGATGGGCGAGGAACGGCAAGCTGTAGTGCACGAGATACTGTGCGGTATGGGCAAGCAGTACCTAGCAGTGGGGGACTTTGTGGTGCACAACAAGGAGGAGTACTTTGTGGAGAGCATAAGCAGCAACCGTGCGTACGCAGGGAAAGCACCTCAGGAAGCCAGCCCAGACCTCATGCGCTCAGGGTACTACAAGAGCAAGCCCAGCACACAGCCTGTGGAGCTGGATGACTTTGATGCCCTACTGGAGCTAGCTTTCGAGGAGGACGGCAGCGAGCGCAAGCTGGCAGCCAGCCACATAGTTACCCTCGTGCTAGCACAGGGCACAGACAGCTTGGACTCAGCAATGAAGGAAGCCACAGCGGAGGATGTTGTGAGCCTCACCACCAAGGGGGAGCTGAACGAGCTGGCCTTTGGGTATGCACTCACAGTGCACAAGTCGCAGGGCAGTGAGTGGCGCAAGGTATTCTTCGCAGCTACAGCACACCATGTGAGCCAGCTCAACCGCGAGCTAGTGTACACAGCCATGACCCGCGCACGGGAGGAGCTACACGTGTACTACAGCCCAAGCGACACGGCAAGCGGAGTAAGCAACACCATAGCTAAGGCAATCATGCGCCCCAGCATAGCTGGCAAGAACTGGCGCGAGAAGTGCAGGCACTTTGCAGACCGTGTGGAGGAGTACCAAGCCTTCATGGCTGAGCCTACACAGTACGGTACATAGCTCCCTGTGGGGAACGGAAGCCCCGAGGCCGCGAAGCGCCTCACGATAGAAACCTTCTGTTCCCTGCAACCACAACACTTTCCAGAGTACACAACAATGAAATCAAGCCCATGCTACACTACAGTGCAGCTGCAAACAGTAGCACAGAACCCGTGCGGTATAGACCAGCCACACAAGCTGCACACAGCAACACCGCAGCAAGCACAGCAGCACATCCGCAGGGTACTGTGCCAGCACCCGTGGCTGCGCAGCAAGGCAGCTAGCATACTGGAGCAGTCAGCACTGGAGCACTTGCCCGACCTGAGCCAGCCCCGCTTGCACAGTGAGACTTGGTACGCTACTCAGCTCATGCGAGCCTTCCTGCACAGGGGCAGCACATACGCTGTGCGCCAGCGGATAGAGCAGTTGTACGAGGTCATGCTGTAGCCTGCACCGCAAGGTGTTGACAACTGACAGCCCGTATGCTATGGTGTACGGGTTACTTAGCCATATTCCATCCTCCACAAACATACCCCACAGATGGTAGGAGCACACCATGTCCAAGCCACTAGCCCTGCCTACAGGGTACACAGCAAGCAGCCAAGCAGAACGCATCTACCTCGGCAAGCTCACAGCCTGCTACACAGGGATTCTAGCACAGCACGCTGAGCACCGCGTACCCACCGCAGTAGAAGCGCAGCGGATAGCCCTGCTGGTTGCAGTAGCAGAGAGCTTCCCATTCAAGACCCGCTTCCTGCAGGTAAGCCCCACCATACCAGACACGCTCTTTGAGCCAGTCCCTGACGAACTCAGCCCGTACAAGTGGCTGTGCCTACTGGTGGCCACAAGCACCATGCACAGTAGCAAGACAGACCTTGGCAGCGCAGCACGCAAGGCGGAACGCTTGCTGGAGCGCGCCCATGAGTCCTGAGGAGCGCGCCCTGCGCTTGCACTACATAGCGTTCCTTGCACTGAGCTGTCCACTGAGCCTGTTCAAGGCTGGCACGCCATACCAGACAGCATGGCTAGTGCCCAGCCTCACGCTCACTTACAGTGGTGCAGCCCAGCCCCGCAGCTACCACCTCAGCCCTGAGTTCTGCCGCTGCATCACTTGCGGCACAGTGCACAGGAACACACTTGGCCAGCCCAGCCCAATACTGGCTGCTTGCGGGAACTGTGAGCTACAGCAGTATAGCGCAAACTACTGGTTAGTGCAGACCCAACTCACCTGTGCTGGCTGGCCACATCTTACCCGCGAGGATATGCTCGCATACAATCAGCTGTGCAGGAAGCTACCTGCTACAGCCCACCTACGGAGTACAACATGAGCACCACAACACTACGCACGCTTCTTAATGAAGCCATCCTAGCAGCAGAAGGCACAGTCCAGCCAGTGCTGTACTACAGAGGCTACCATGAAATAGAGGACACACCGTGGCTGCTAGACCAACCACTGGCTGAGGGCTGGGGACTTGACTGCCCTAGCTTCATCGCGTACACAGCCAACAACGTGTACTACCAACGCGGCCATGACGGCTACTGCATGATTGGCTGCCAGTCCCTTGCCCTACCAACTGAAGGGAACATGCTATGAGCCGCACACCACACAAGCCGAACCAGTTCCAAGCGGCACACCTCAGGCAAGCAGAGCTGCTGGAGCTGCCTGCACACAACTGCGCTCCTGAGGAGCTGTGCCAGCAAGTAGTGTTCATGCTGGAAATGGTACTAACACAGCACAAGCTGGACAAAGGATGGAGCACGCTGCACCAGTGCGCTGCAATCAACCACCTCACAGTCATGCGGGCTCACTTACCGCAGGGCACAGCCTTAGATGAAGTAGCATACTTTCAGGCTGCACTAGACTATGCCAGTCGCTTGCGGGATACCCGCTCAGTGGCAATAGGGCATGACCTGAAGGGTAGGGTTCACCTGTTAGAGCAGCTGGAGCAAGTCAATGCTGTAGTGGCCAGCTTCCCAAAGAGTGCACTACAGGATGCAGGCATGGCCAGTGCAGAGGCTATGGTGCTAGTGGAAGCCTACACCAGTGCAGCCAGTGCACGTGTGCTAGGCATAGATGCAGCAGAGATTTGGCCAGTACCCAAGTATATGTGGCAGAACCTGCGCGGACTCAAGGAGTGGACACTATGACAGCACAAGGCCAGCAGTGGGAGCGTGAGGATGATGGCCTAGGCCTCATGAGCAGCGAGCAGCGCAACGTGAGCAAGTACGTACCCATGTACGATGCGTGCAAGCAAGGCCACCGCATACTGGTAGAAGGTGTGCCAGCCAAGCTCCTGACCAACAAGATGCACCAGCTCAGCACACGATACCGTAGAGAAGCTGGGCAATACGGCATGGACTACCCAGCTATCCGAGTGAACACGCTCACCACAGCAAAAGGTGTGGAGCTGTGGTTCACAGAGCCTAAGCCAGCCACTCCATGCTTCACCATACTACCCCCAAGCGGAGGCACACCATGAGCCCCAAGCTGAATGACCCAGCAAGCAATGACTTGCGCCCTCTGCCCCGAGAGCAGAAGAACTCCATGCACTACGAAGAACTGTGGCGCACAGTCAAGTTGGCTGGCACTACAGGAGACAGCATCACGGTGCACTGTCCAGCTGAGAAGTGCTTGCGTATTAAGCGCGGAGTACAGAAGCGCAAGGTGAAGGACACACCTTACAACCACAACTACCCAGCAGCTACCCTGCGGTGCACCTACATACAGGATGAGGACGGTGCAGACTGCGGAGTACAGTTTACCCTATTCCATCCCATACAGCTCTAGTCCCACTACATAGGATGCTTACTATGAACCCCGAACACTTCAACCTCGCAGTGCTTGCCATTGCTGTGGCAGCTTACTGGCTGCACTGGCACAGCAGCTTCGAGCAGCGTGCAATGTACAGCTACAAGCATAAGCAGCACCTCACGGAAGTTGCAGCCTTGCCTGCACACCTGCGAGTTGCGTACTTCATCATTGCTCCAGTGGGTGTACCGCTGGCAGCCATCATCCACTTACTAAGAGGTCTTGCACCATGAGCCAACCCACTAGCAACACACCCACCAGCAAAGAGGAGCTGCTTGCTCGCCTCCGTGCGCAACGGGAGCGGAACGCAGGCGGAACGCAGCCCCCAGCTCCAGTGCCCACCGCCCAGCCTGAGCAGCCAGCCGCACCTGCGGGGAACCCCGTAGCCCTTGCCATGCTAGCTAAGAAGGCAGCAGCACTTAAGGCAGCAGCAGAAGCACAAGCAGAAGCCGAACGGATTGCTAACCTGCCTCCACCGAAAGCACCTGAGCTGGCCTGCAAGGACGAGCTGCGGGAACGCTGCCCTGAGCTAGCTACTGCTTGCCAGTCACTAGCCACAGCTTTGCTCCAGCAAGAGCCACAACTTGGGCAGTTCCTAGCGGATATTCATGAGCACCTGCGGGCAGAGCCTGAGCTCATGCACATCCTAACAGATGAGCAGATTGCAGCCACATACAAGGGCTTCATTGCACAGAGCGGCAAGCAGATTATTGCTGGCAAGCCCAAGAGTGCAGCCGCAGCCAAGAAAGCAATAGCCATGAAGGAGGCAGAAGATGACGGGCTCTAGCACAGGCGTACGCGCCAGCGGGTACAACCCGCACCCCGATTGGGATGCACCTTGGGCAGAGGTAGGGCTTCCACCCGCAGGTGCACCTAAGCCACCCAAGCGGCTTGGCTATGTAGCACAGGAGGGTGTCATAGCCCTCAGCTATAGCCGCCTGAACACGCTGTATTCCTGTCCCCGTAAGTTCCAGCTTAGTGAACTCATGGGGCGTAAGAGCTTCAGCCCAACCATGCACACAGCCTTCGGGCATGCATACGGTGCAGGAGTGCAGACCTTCCTGCAGTACGCACCAAGCCCTCCATTCGAGGCTAACTATGATATTGACCCACACAAGGAGGAGGAATATGCTGTAGCGCTGGAGCGTGCAGAGCAGCGTGCTGTTGTAGCAGCTGTGGCAGCATGGGATATGTACCAGCTAGACCCTGAGGCCACAACAGCAAGCATGGCTAAGAAGTCCATATGGGAAGCCATCCATGCGGTGCGCACGTTCTGTGCACAGGAAGCACCTGCCCTACTAGAGGAGTGGGAGCTGGCGTACCTGCCTCCTACCCCACAAGCCCCGCAGGGTAAACCTATGATAGAACTTATGTTCTACATACAAGCTGGGCGGTACAGCTATCAAGGGCACATAGATATTGTGCTACGTAACCGCAGCACTGGTGAGCTGTGCGTGTTCGAGATTAAGACTGGCAGCAAGCCAGCAAGCCAAGCGGACTGGGCAAACAGTAGCCAAACGCTGGGGTACAATGTGGTGCTGCAAGCACTAGGACTCACCGAGCTTACCCAGCCTGCGTACTATGTGAAGTACCTGTGCTATGATGCAAGCGGGCGCACCATGCAAATCATGGAGTTCACCAAGAGCCCTGCAGAGCGTGTGGAGTGGATAGCTTCCATCCTCATGGACATGGCACAGATGGACATGTACGCCGAGCATGGCATATGGCCTAAGCGAGGAGGTAGCTGCATGGACTGGTTCAGACCGTGTGAGCACTTTATGACCTGTGACCTCAGCACAGCAAGCCTTGCACCACCTGAGCACGGAAGCTACGAGAGCATGAGCTTAGAGGAGGTGGACTTAGTGCTTACACTGGAGCAGTTGCTTGCCCTGCAGGAATAGCTGCACACAGGGTACACATGAATGTGTTGACCCTTTCCATTTTCTGTGTAATACTGACCTCACACAAACGGTACTACACCTTACAACATAACTTACAGCGAGCATACACCATGAACCTTGTACCCGTAGCCTTCGAGCTTACAGAGCGCATTGACCCTGACGCACAGTGTCCCATCCTAGCAGCTACACAGGAGCTAGGTCTGTCAGTTACAATTGTGCGCCACCTACGCCAAGACGTGCGCACAACCAGCGACCCAGCCAAGCTACGCCAAGCTAGGAATAACCCCAACTGGTGGTATGAGGCAGGCACGAACCACTGCCTAGTTCCAGCCAAGCAGCTATGCTGCCCTCGCCCTGTGGTAGCTGGCGAACTCTTTATATCCCGTGACATGGAGGAGCAGAACTACTATGTGGTACATTGTACGCCTGAACAGCTCCTTGCCCTGCTTACTTCCCTCCGCCCAATGAATGGCAAGCTAGTTGCACGCTACGTGCGCTACAGCGATGAGCCAATCTTAACCCTGCAAGTAGGAGGCTAGACCTTGCTAGACCTTATATTACCACAAGCCATAGGCTTCATACTAGCAATACCTTTTATATACTTGATGGCGAGGGCAGCATGAAACTATCCCAAATGAAGGCAACTGAGCTACCACAGAGCGTGTTCCTGTACGGTGCAGCTAAGACTGGCAAGACATACCTAGCTGGCCAGCTTGCAGAGCAGGGCTACAACCTGTTTTGGATTGACTTAGAGAAGGGTATCCGCACCCTGCAGAACTCTCTCAGCCCCGAAGCACAGGAGCGCATCACTTACCTTGCGCTGCCTGATACTCCACTCAACCCTGTAGCGGTGGCTACAATCGGCAAGCTGTTCGCAGCCCGCACCCCGCTGCAAATTTGCCATGAGCACGGCAAGGTAGCGTGCACAGTTAAGGAGTGCAAGCAGCCTGAAGCGTTCACAGTGTTCGACCCCTCCAAGCTGGACAGCACTTGGGTAGTGGTGATTGACTCCATGACCCAGCTCAGTGACAGTGCGGGCTTCCATGCCAGCCAAGCCATGCAAGCCACCCTGATTGACAAGGCAGCCAAGATGGGCTTCGACGAGTACGGCTACCAAGGTATGCTCCTCAAGAGCATCCTGTCCAATATGCAGCAAGCCAACTTCCACCGCCTGTTCATTGGGCACGAGGACATTGTGGAGCAGACGGACGGCAAGGACACCATATTCCCTGTGTGCGGTACTCGTGCCTTCTCCCGCCAAGCAGCTCGCTACTTCGACCATGTTGCGTACTTGTTCAGACAGAACGGTGCACACAAGGCAGCAAGCTCCACCAGCTACCGTGCGAACATCATGACTGGTAGCCGCTCGGCAGTCAGCTTGGAGACAGGTGCACAGCTCAGTGACCTGCTGCGTGGTACAGGTACGGTGGCTGCTAAGGAAGCTGTGCCAGCAGGGGCAGCCATGACAGCAGCACAGAAGCTAGCACAGAAAATGAAAGCCAATGCTAGTGCAGTACCCACCACAGGGGACAAGCCAGCTAGCTAGAACCCTCCTACAGTGCCTGCCTTGCGGGTGCTGTGTGGGTGTCTCTACCCTAGAGCATCCTCGCATCTTACATATAGTAACGTGCACCTTAACCCGTACATAGCGTACATAGCATAGAGAGAATCGTATCATGGCTACTAAAACTACCTTGACTCCAGAAGAAAAATTGCAGCAGTTCAACGCCTTGTTAGAAGGCAACTGGGATGACGTGGAAACCTTACCTGAGTTTTCATTGTGGCCTGTAGGCACATACCTTGTACGCTTCACCAAAGGCGTGCTTGACCGTGAGAAGGGCAGCGTCAACCTCAGCGCAGAACTGGTCTCCGTGATGGAGCTTGCAAATCCAGCAGCAGATGCAGGCAAAGAGCCAGCGGAAGGTTCACCTTACAGCGAACGCTTCTTCGGCAGCTTTGGCTTGAGTAAACTCAAACGCTACTTCGGTGAAATCTCCGAAGCTATGGGTCACAGCGGTATCGTGGACTTCATCGACAACATTGGCGGCTTGGAGTTTGAAGCCACTATCGGCCAGCGTGCTGATAAGGACGACAAGACCAAGTTCTACAACGAAATCAAAGCGTTAGAGCTGCCAGCAGCTTAAGCCCTGCACCCTCTAGCCCCTGCCAGCGTA